GACCAATGGCTAGAGGGTCAAGTCGGTCCTCAACAATTCCAACCCACCATATAAAACCATTTGCTCCGGCAAAATTCACTTTTTTCATTTTTTATCCTTGTTTTACTAAAGGACGATTAGATGAATCATTAGCAACTTCAAGTAAAGTTTCATGCTTATCATATTTAATTATATGTCTTGCGGCCACAATTAAATATTTGCCTTGTAAAGTTTTATCCATAGCTTCAGATGGGTTATCATAAACTCCTCGTTTTGGATAATTAAGATACACATTGAACCCCGAAGAAAGAGAAAAATTACCAGGCAAAGTTATTTGTAATCTGGTTGCAATCAGATTTGATAGCAAAGCAGCTCTTTGAAATATATAATTATCCGTATCATCTATAACAGTTGCATTTCGATTGTAATTTTTTTTAACATATGAACTATTTACTCTTGTTGACATGAATGGATACAAATTAATTTTAGAATCCGTCATCTCATCTACATTTGAATTTTGTCTATTTTTTGCAACTGGAACATTAGGATATTTGTTTAAGTGTTTTCCTTTTGAATAAACATTATTAAAAGGAATTGAATTTATGCTTAAATTTCTAGTTAAAACATCAAAACCAATAAATTTTCCAGAATATACGCCATCTAATATATTTTGTGCCACATTAAATTGATTTATTATTTTCACATCTCTTGCACCAAAAAATTCATCATTTTCTACTGAAGTGCTTGTGTTTTTTGGATTAAAATTAATTTTTGCAATTTCTTTATTTGAAAAAATTGTATCTAAAGAACTAAAATTATAAGCGTATTTGTTTTGAAAAAATATAAAATTTGGCAAATTTTTATTATTTAAAGAACGAGAAGCAAGCCAATTAAGAGAATCAAAAGGTGACAATAAAGGAACAATAAAATCGTGAAGGCCTTGAGATTCTTCAACAAGAATTGGAGTTTTAACTTTTAAATAATTTTTTAATATTTTTTTAGCTGCAGAACTATATGAACCGGTAAAAGATTGGTTAATTTTTTGTTGTAAAGAATATATGAATTCTTCAGAAACAAAATGTAAAATGTATATTTCTGATGTCTGATTTATATTTTTTCTGTCGGATTGTTTATAAATCCTAAAAGTTTTTTTCATGTTTGTTACAGCCAAACTCTCATCACTTTTAGATATATCAATATTAATCAACTCACTTCCATCAAAGTATAATTTTTGAGAGAGACCTATAGCATCACGAATAACAATATTACCTGACATACAAGGCATTAACATTGTATCAAATATATTCAATTCATCAAATATTCCACCAACATCAATTTTACCAAATTTTGATGAAATTGATAATTCTTTTATCTTAAACTGAGCGGTTTGAGTTATTTCAATGGACATTATGTATTAAAAATAATTTTAATTTCTTCTTCAATGGACGAAACAAATTCTGGCTTTAGCAATTTAATGGTTCTTTTAGCTTCATTTTCTTCGACCTCATAATCATAATATGATTTGGTTTCTTTAGATACCTTAATTGTAATTGAATTGCCGTCATTCAAAGTTAGATTAGATGTTGTAGCTGCCACATTAGCATATGTATTCGCATCAATTTCAAGTTTTGATTGTAGTTCAGCTCCAGTTGAATTTGTGGTGCGTGTTTCAATTTTATAATATGAATGTATATTTGCTTGAGCCCAATTTACACCAGATTGACCAACGCTTGCATTAGCAGAATATTTTTCATTCATATATGAAATGATTGTTCTTTGGTCAAGAGGCCAATCAAATTGTGGATCCACAATATCATTTATCATTAGAACTGCCCAATGGCGTTCTGGAGATCCATAAAATTTGTTTGCAATTATTTCTGGAGTATCACTATCTTGCACATCATATTCATAATAAACGGCAGAATTATTTTTAAAAGCTTGTTCAAATCCAAAACGAGATGTTATATTTGTAACAGTATCAACATCATTTGAATTTTCATTTAACTTGTAAAAAGTTTTTGGAAAGTAATTGAAATATTTAGACATAGTTTAAATTTTTAAAAATCTTGACCAATTGTAGAACGACCCAATTCGGCTGTATTATAAGCTGCAGAAATATCCGCATTTCGTTGTGTTGCTGAAGTTCCAATTCCAACAGGCCTTCTTAACAAATTACTATTTTTATAGACCATTTCAGTTTCCATAAATGTTAATTGCATAACAATTAAAACTGGCATACCAGTTCTTCCAAGTTTAGGACTAGTTTCACCAGGAACTTCATAAGTAGAAAAAACATTTGGAGCATAATTCACATTAACATTTGTTAACACACAAGTGGATATTGGAGGTATGTTTGGATTAATTTGCCCATTATAATAAAAACTAATATCAAATTCAGCAGGAGGAACTAAAAATACCCCTCCACTTCCTTCTTTAATTTCAGGAGCTTGAAAAAATCTAATGCTATCAATAATATCTTGAACCTCTTTTGCTTCTTTTTCATCTCGTGGACTAAATTGAAAATCAAATTGAAAATTACGAGGCACTGGAGAACTGTAAAGTATTTCCATCATTGGATTAGCAGCTAGTCCTGTAGCGGCTGCAAAAATTGCTTTTCCTGGAGCTCCAAATCTATCTGCAATTGCTTTTGCTGCAAAAGGGCTTAAATTTTGTGGAATACTAGTGGCAGGATTATCTTTTATTACTTGTGCAGAAGATACGGCCGCACCTAATGCGAGTGCTGCAGGTCCAGCTAAATTAGGGTTGGCATAAGTTTGACTTTCACTAAACAATAAAGTGTTAGGCATATATAAAACAATTGTATTTTTAATTCGCCTAATTGTTCTTGTAAATCCAATACTTGTGGCTGATGTAATAAGACTTTGAATTTCATTTCCAATACTTGATCCGGCTTCTTTTACAGAATTTGGAACATTATTGGTAAACCTATCAATGCCACTCCTAATTCCGTCAACAACTTTTCCTGGAATACCAGATAATCCAGATGTAGAGCTATTAAGAGCACTTGATATATCTGCACCAACTGCTCCCGCTTGAAATAGAAGTGGTTGTAAAACAGGATTATTGTTACGATTTTTAATAATGAATGGACTATCATTAGTCTGAGCGCCAGGAAACTGAGTTTTCTCTTGTTCATTTATATTGATAACCATGTAATGAGCTTTATCACTACTTCCAATATCACTAGGAAAACGAAGTGTTGATGACGCATACTCTGAATTTTCACCCGTCAGAGAAGCAAGTGGCCCTCTTGCTGAACCTGGAGCCTTAAAACTAATGTTGGTGAGATTAAAAAGTGCCATTTAGTATCCTATGGAGATTTACTACATATTTATATGACATTTGGCAAAACTTATAAAGGATGGTTCAATCCAAGGCATCCCACCAAATATAAAGGTGATGCGGATAACATCGTCTATCGGTCAACATGGGAACGCCGGGTAATGAAATGGCTCGATGAACATCCGAATGTTCTCTGGTGGTCGTCAGAAGAATTGGCAGTACCATACAAGTCTCCAATCGACAATAAAATGCACCGTTACTTTCCAGATTTTATCGCCAAGATGAGATTAAAAGACGGCAAGGTAATGACTTATATTATTGAGGTAAAGCCCATGGCACAGACAAAGATGCCCATTCAGAAAAGGAAAACCAAGAGGTTTCTACAAGAGATGGCAACTTATGCGGTTAATCAGGAGAAATGGAGAGCTGCGGATGTATTCTGTCAGGAACATGGATGGAAGTTCCTTGTGGTAACAGAACAGGAACTTGGATTACTATAACCTTATTTCAAAACGGAACACCGATACTTATAAGGTTTTGCTGCTAAAAAGAAGGTAATAATGGACTTTATTTTTGAGTATAAATAGAGTATGGCTTATTTACTAGACAGAATCACTCAGCAGCTATCGGAAGAAGGTTTAGAACCAAGAACCAATGCAGCTAGAGAATGGTTAAAAGCTAAGGTGAAGAATTTATCACCTCAGCGCACGGCGCTAATGAAAGACCGTGATAAGATAAAAAATAGGTCGATGTTGGGTTGTATGTATTTTTACTTTTACGACCCTAAGTTAAAGGATTCGTTGCCATATTACGATAGGTTCCCATTGGTTATACCAATTGAACGTTACCCAGACGGTTTTCTAGGCCTGAATTTGCATTATATCAGCCCAAAGCAACGGATTATCCTTTTAGACAAATTGAGTGTATTTTTAAATAATGATGACTACGATGAAACCACAAAGTTTCGTTTGAGGTATCACACACTTAAAAATGCCTCCAGAATTTTTGAAGGTACTCCTTGTATCAAGAGGTACCTTTATAAACACGTTGACAGTAGGTTCTTAGAGATACCTGCTGAAGAATGGGATATTGCTGCCTTAATTCCATATGAATATTTTATAGGCGCAACAAAAAATAAAGTTTACGCAGATTCTAGGAAAAAATTCTAATGTCTTTTTCACCACAATTATTTTTA